TCGATCTCAAGCAACTGGTAGGCTGCGCCGCCGGCCGTCTGAGCGCTGTGGGTCAGGCTCGCGGCAGCGTTCAACTCGACCTTGTCCTGAGTCGATCCCAAAGAAAAGATCACGTTCCAGTGGGTACCGCCGTCGATCTTGTAGAACCCAACACCAGAAAACGACGCGGCAGGCCCGCCCCCGTTGTCGAGGAGGAAGTTCGCAGCGATGCCCGATCCGAAACCGACGAAAACGTTCGCGTCATCGGTGTTGGCTTCGGTGAACTGGACGCGGTGCTTGCCGTAGAGCGGCTTGCCGGCAGCGAACAGGTAGACCTCCTTAGTCAGGAAGTAAATCTCATCGTTGTCGACAACCGTCCCATCGGACGGAGCCAGAGCCACGACACCGCCGGCCGAATCGCCGACGGCCGAGGTTCCGCTGTCGGTCGCGGTCGTGGTCCACACGTTGGTGTCTTCTGCGTAGAAATCGTCGACGATCGAGTGGGTGTAGATCACCTGATGGATCCGATCGTCCAGGTTCAGTCCCTTCGGCATGTTCTCTGTTCCTTCTGAAAAACCCTTGAATCACTTGGAAAAACAGGCTCAGCCGATCGAACGGATGAACTCTTGGAAACTGGATGGATACTTCTCGGTTCCCTCCTGCAACTTGCCAGGACTCGCGGCCGGTCGCTTCGCCGGGTTCAGCCCGACTTCCGATCGAGCGGTCCAGCTTTCGACCAGCGCCTTGCGCAGCGACTCACCGACGGCCATAAGCGCGGCCAGCCGTGGAGCGGTGCATTCTCGGTCGAGGGATTCGAGCAACTGGCGACAGGTCGCCTCCGTCTGGATCTTTTCCAGCGACTCTTTCATCGCCTTGTTCTCTTCCTTGAGCTTGTCCATCTCTTCGGCTACCGCCGCGTCGGGCTCCGCGCTCTGTTGCATCGCGGCTTCCATTTCGAGCACCTTGCGGAACTTCTCGAGCTTCTGTTCCATCGACAGCGACTTGTCGCCGATGATCTTCTGAACCATCATCGACAGCGCCATATCAAGGTGAGCTTCCGGAGTGTCCTCCATCGTCTCGATCTCCATCGCGGCCATGTCGTCGTAGCCTTCGTTCTCAAGCAGGCGAGCCAGGACCGGCGCCAACACCGAACCAGCGACAGCCTCGATCAGTTTCTTCTTCATCTGGTACCCCTCGAATAGTCCCTTGTTGGTCGCTGGATCCGACACCAAATCGACGGAATGGACGGCAACGATTTCCGTTACCACCGACATCCCGTTTTGCATCTTGTCTTCGCCGTCCGCGTTGTGACTCAGCCCGAACGAATCCGGGAACCGTTCGATCGATTCCAAGATCATCTCCGTCTGCGGATGGCTCTTGAGGTATTCAAGGTCGCCCCACAGCTCCCCGTTGTCATCCGCGCGGACGTTCGTCAGCGTGCCCCATCGATCCTTGAAGGATCGCTCCCCGTTCTTGCGGTCGTGGTCAATGAAGACCTTCGCGCCCTCGTAGAGTGGGATCGCCTTCCGGACGGCTTCCTTCAAGTATCGCCGACGGTTCCGCGACTCAAGGCCCAAGACCTTGACCCCGCGGATCACTCCAGCCTCACGGTCGACCTTGCCGCCGCTGTAGGCTTCTTCCCATCGTGCCATATTGAACGCCCTCCGTTCCGCATGAGGTTACGGCGGAGGTAATCACTTTGGTGGAATGCCACCTACCGAGTCGCGACGGTCGCAGCATAGACCAGAAAGCACCGGCAGTTCGGATGCGCCGGAGGAGGCCCCATCGATCCCCAGCGCGAGCGCGGCCGATTGTGCATCGGACCACAGACCGGACAGACCCGCTCATCCAACTGGGTGATCCAGCGCGGCTCGGTGTCGATCCCGATTCCTTCGAGGATGTCTTGCCCTTCGGCTTCCGCTTCGCTGACGGCCGTCGTCGTCTCAGTCACACCCACCGTATCGGACCGCGATGGCGCCAAGACCCGATCCTCCAGCGTCCGCGCGAAGTCATCCGAGTCGGCCAGCCATCCGCGCGACGTTGCCGCCATGTCGCGCCCGAGCCGTTCGGCCTGAGCCGCTACCCCCGCATCGATCGATCGCTGGTTCCGTTTGAGCAATTCCGCGATTGCCTGATCGTCGTCCGCAATGAGGATCAGCATCGCAATCAGGGCCCGCTGCCGGATCTCCTGGATGGTCTCAAGGGTAGCCGCTGCGATCTCCCGGCCGAACCGGTCCGCATCGAATCGGTTTCGATCGCGGAATCGCCCGAAGACCTCCCGCACATCAGCCGCCAATGCCCGTTCGTATGTCGCCCGTTCCGCTAGATCCGGCATGTCACCCCCAAAGGTCTCGCGCGTGACCTTTCAAAACTCAAGGATACTCTCCCCAGGACTCCAGGATCTTGACCTCTCGCGCGGTAGACTCCTCCAGGTTCCCGCTCGCCGTCTCGATCGACTCGCGCTTGACGATCTCGCTAGCCCAGTTCACCCCAGTATCGCCGCCCCAGCCCAACCACGCGACGTAGCCGGCATCCCGCCAGGGTTCGTCCTTGTACTGCGGATCGACCTCGGCGTTCTTGCGATGGCGCCCGAATGCGGCCATCCGGCCAACCGTCTCCCGCGAAAGATTCTCACCGCTCGCCAATTGGTTCGCCCGGGTCCAGCCTACCCGAGTCATCCCCTTCACCGCGTCCCCGTGCTTCTCGCGCCATGCCAGAACCTTCTTCGCGTTGCCCTGAGCGCCTTCCGGTGGCTTGTAGGTCTTGGTCGATTCCTCCAGCTCGACGGACTCCGCCGGCCCGAGGAGTGCATCGACGTTTGCCGACGCGATCCCGAGGAGGCCAAGCATCACACCCGCCGCGGATCGGTCGATGTCGCCTTGTTTGAACTCGCTGACCACGTCCGCGATCGCCTTGCGGTTCCGGTTCCACTGTTGCCGCGAGAGTCCGGCATACTCGCCGGATGGCCCCGACTCGTCGACCTCCTCCGTCGCTCCCTGCTCCGTCTGCGGAACTGGTGCCACAGCAACCGTCGTCCCGGTCGGCACGAAGTCGGCAGTCCCGGCCGTCGCCATCACCGCCTCCGCCTGCTCCTGAGTCAGCTGGAAGAACATCACCAACTGCGCAACGCCCGACGCTCGCGGCAGAACGCCCGCAGCGACCTTCTCCACTATCTGAGACGCGGCCTGGACTTGCGCCCCGTTCAACGCGGTATCTGCCACCTTCTCAGCCGGAGCTTCCGGAGTGGTCGCAGCAATGGCTCCAGCCAAGTCTGCCGGTGTCTGGCGTTCGTCGGTCCGCTGGTTCTTCTCTTGCTCGTAATCCCGGCCTAGTTCCGTGATCGCTGTCTGATCCGTCACCCAGCCTTGCGACTTCTCAACCGCGAGCGACTGCGCCAACTGCAACCGGTCTATCGGAATGACCTTCGGCTGGACGATGTTCACTTCCAACCCCGGCTCCAGATCGCTCATGTAGTTGATTCCGAACCGGCGGAACTTGCCAGCATCGACGGCCAGATGGAGAACCTTTCGGACCATCTCGCGCATCTCCTGCGCACGGGTCGCCTGTTCTGCCAGCCGCCCTTGAACGAATGGGCTTTGTGCGACGATCGCCGACGCGTAGTTGTTGTTCGCGTAGTCCCCGGTCAGCATCCCCTCCGGAAACGCTTTGATAGATCCGGCCAACCTCAGCGCCGCACTCATCACCGCGACGTAGTTCTGGCTGTTGTTCGTCCCGGCTAGCGGTCCCGCGTGGTACTTCTGACCGTTTCGAACATCAAGCCGCTGAGCGCCTTGCATCGGAAGGATCCGCTGAGAGGCCCCGGTCACCGGGTTCTGACCGACGACCCGTGCCATCTGCGTAAGCGCCGCTGCCTGCGTCCCGGTCACGTTCGGCGCGTGCTCGACGATGTAGGCAATCGCGGCTTGCACCGCCGTCCCTTCCGCCGTGTTCGCGAGGATCTTGTCGCCCCGGCTCAAGTACTGATGCGGTGTGTAGAAGTCACTGACGCCCCGCTTGGCACCCGATCGGACGTTCCGCTTCCAGTGGAGGACACGCTTCGCCGGCGCGAAGTTCCAGTCGGTCCCCGCCTCATCCCGAACGAAGTGATACCCGAGCGGCATCGACGGTCGCTCCGGTCGCGTCATCACACCGAACGACCAAGACGGGTCGAAGTCGGCCAGCACGTACTGATCGAGCCGCCCGAGCGGTTCCGACAGTTCATCGGCTTCCCGCACAACCAGACCCGGCGCGCCATCCCACACCAGCTCACCGAGGAACTCCCCGTCCTCGATCGATCGTGCGAACGATTCCCGCTCCAGACCAGGAGACCACCCGCAAGAAATCATGAACTCATCGATCAGCCGGTTCGCGTAGGATTTAATCTCCGGCGATGGATGCGACACGCTCCAGTCGAATCCGGTCCCGATTGTGTAATCGGTCAGCCGTTCCACCCAGGCCCGCGCCATCGGCACTCTGGCGAC